AAAGGCGACCGAAGCAAGCGCGCCAGTGGCAGAGCAGGACAACGTGATATTTTATCTACCGAAGAAAGAACCTTTGCCGGTGGATGATGTTCAAGTTGTAAAAGGCGAAGACAGTGCCGTCTGAAATCAGACCGCAGGAAGGCCCACAAATGCAGGCGATGAAATCGTCCTGTGATATTGTGATATTTGGGGGTGGGGCCGGGTCTGGCAAAGCGCTAGACGTGAATACTCCAATCCTCACGGGAAATGGATGGAAGGCATTTGGTTCTTTGGTTGCAGGTGATGTGGTATTCGGCCAAGACGGCAACAAAACAAAAATCATCAACGCATTCCAACAATATGAGACGGATGATGTGTACGAAATTACATTCGACAATGGCGCAAAAATCGTGGCAGATGGCGGGCACCTTTGGGAAACTCTTACGGAATGGGACAGAGACTACTTGAGGGACAGCACCGTTGAAGTAAGAGAACGAAGAAAATTGTTCAGGCCGGCAAAACTCTTCGCAGAAAAAACTTGGTTGTCAGAGAGAAACAGAGAAACGGCAAGCAAGTTTGTACCTCAAGAAATAAAGCCAAAAGTAAGAACCACAAGAGAAATGCTAGAGACGCTGCATTCACGCCGTGGAGCAAAAAACCACACCATCAGAACCACCGCGCCAATCACAGGTGACGCATGGCCGAGCAGGATTGCGCCATACATGCTTGGGGCATGGCTTGGAGACGGGCATTCAAGCGCTGGATATATGACAATTTCCGAAGATGGCATGTGTATCGAGATAGAGAAATCTGGGCATCTGCTGCATAAATTGAAGCAGAAATACTTGTATAAAGTTCCAGGGTTGACCGACCTACTCAAGCACCATGGCCTCATAAATAATAAGCACATTCCAGATTGGGTTCTTTTGTCGGACGTTGAAAGCAGAAAAGAAGTATTGCGCGGACTGATGGACACAGATGGGACGGTATCAAAAGACGGCAAAATAGAGTTCTGCGTCTGCCACAAGCCATTGGCAATTGGTTTTGTCCATCTTGCATCATCGCTTGGAATAAAATGTTCAATGACAGAATCAGACGCAGTCCTAAAAGGCGTTGCAGTGAACAGACGTTTCCGCATTGGATTCAAAGCAACATTTCACGTTTTCAACCTAGAGAGGAAACAAAAGCGCCAAGTCTTAGAAGCGAGAAAAACAACAAAACACTATTTCATCACAGACATTCAGAAGGTATCAAGAAGACTTGTCCGTTGCATAGAGGTTGACGCGCCTGACAGAATGTTTGTTGTTGGCGATAATTTCATACCGACTCACAATTCATATATGCTCTTGATGGAATCATTGTACCACAAGAACAACCCCGGATTCGGTGCTGTGATCTTCCGCCGGACGTATCCCGAAATCATGAACGAGGGCGGCTTGTGGGATACGTCAGAGCAGATATTCCCATTCGTTGGAGCGGTGCCAAGGCAGTCGGCGTGCGAATGGGTATTCCCTTCTGGCGCAACGGTGAAGTTCGCACACCTGCAACACGAAAAGGACAAACTATCCTGGCAGGGGTCCGGCATTCCGCTGATCGGGTTCGATGAACTTACACACTTCAGCGAAGGTCAGTTCTTCTATTTGATGTCCAGAAACCGTTTGTCGAATGATTGCGGCATTCGGCCATACATCCGCGCAACGTGCAACCCTGACCCGGATTCATGGGTTGCACGCTTCATTGAATGGTGGATCGACCAAGACACAGGCTTGCCGATCAAAGAGCGTTCTGGCGTCCCACGGTATTTCATCCGAGAGAACGGCAAGATAGTCTGGGGCAACTCACGGAAAGACTTCACCCTGCCCCCTGGGCAAGAACCAAAAAGTGCCACATTCATCCCTGCCCTTGTCACAGACAACAAGGCACTGATGAAAAATGACCCGGCATACCTGAGCAACCTTCACGCCCTGCCCTATGTTGAGCGTGAGCGGCTACTGAACGGCAATTGGAAGGTTCGACCCGTGGCCGGTTCGTTCTTCAAACGCCACTGGTTCAAGATCATCAAAGCATCAGAAGCACCGACCAAGGGCCGCATGGTTCGCTATTGGGACCGCGCCGCTACAGAAGTGTCAAGCGGCAGCAAAGACCCAGACTGGACCGCTGGTGTCTGTGGCATTCTGCCCGAAAAACCAATCGAAGGCAGGAAACCAATCATCATCCTTGATGTGAAGCGCGAACGACTCTCACCGGCTGGCGTGATGGCATTGGTCAAGCGGGCGATTGAGGAAGACCCCGAATGCGAGCAGTGGCTCGAAGAAGACCCAGGGCAAGCCGGAAAATCAGAAGTGGAGATGTACCGCCGAGAACTGCCAGACCAGAACATCAGAACGCTCAGGCCCAAGGGATCGAAGGCGTTCCGTGCCAAACCGGCTTCTGCCGCCTGTGAACATGGCGATATTTGGATTGTGGAGGGTGCTTGGAATGCTGCATTCATTGCGGAATGCGAGTCTTTTGCCGATTGGGACGTGATCGAAAAGTCAGAGCGCCCAGCCAAGTTACCACATGACGACCAGGTTGATGCGTTGTCTGGCTTGGTTTTTGTGCTATACCGTGGCGGGACGCCGAGCGTCACGAGGGCCTGACATGATCCCAGACTACAGGTACACCAGATCAGAACAGAAGCAGCGCCGTTGCACATGCGGCGAACCGTTTTCTATTGAGAAGTGCCAAGAAAAAAACATGGTCAGAGTATATTGCAAAAAGTGTGGAACAACAACACCGTGGGAGCGCGACCTATGGAATGCCTCGCTCGCATGGGAAAAACAAATCATTCAACCAGTGGGGCACAAATGATCAGCAGCGAATACAAAGAAGCATTCAGCACGAAGACCAACCCCGTTGCGCCGTTGGTTTCTCGGTTCTATCAGTTCGGGAACAATGGAGTATTCCCGCGCCGAAATCCTGCGCAATACTCCGATGACGCTTTCAAGCGGAACGTCATTGCCTACCAATCAGTGGGGAAGGTTTCACGATGTGCGGCCACGATCCCGCTCGAAGTCTGGATTGGTGATGAGAAGCAAGAAAAGCACCCGCTGCTTGACCTACTCAACAGACCAAACCAGATGCAGGCAAAAGGCGCTTTTTTTGAGTCTGTCGTTGCGTTCTTGATGCTCACAGGCAACACATACATCCACGGCCTGAGCGTTGGCGGCCCGCCTCTGGAACTCTGGGGGTTGCGCCCAGATCGCATGCGCGTGTTACCTTCACAGTTTGGCGTTGGCGGCTACGCCTATGACATGAATGGCCAAAAGAAAACCTGGAACGTTGACCCCGTGACCGGTGCATCGGAAGTGTTGCACGTCAAGTTCTTCAACCCCCTGGACGATTGGTACGGCATGTCCCCCGTTGAGGCAGCGGCCTGGGCGGTGGATGCGCACAACCTGTCAGGCGAATGGAATCAGTCATTGTTGCAAAACTCTGGCAAGCCAGCCGGCGCCTTGGTTTACAACCCAGGCGAAGGGATGCCGAACACACTGAGTGAAAAACAGCGTGATGCACTGCGGGAGGCATTGAACTCACAAACGGCAGGGACAAAGAACGCAGGGCGCGCACTGATCCTTGACGGCGGGCTTGACTGGCGCCAGATCAGCATGAGCGCAGTCGATATGGATTGGCTGAACGGCAAGCGGGAAGCGGCAAGAGAAATTGCGCTGGCATTCGGCGTCCCACCTATGCTTTTGGGCATTCCTGGTGATAACACATACAGCAACCAGAAAGAGGCACGGGAAGCGTTCTACGATGACACCGTGCTTCCTGTGCTTCAGTATCTGTTGGATGACGTGAACAATTGGCTTTCGCCGGCCTATGGCGAAGGCGTCACAATCAAAGCAAACCCGGAATCGTTGCCGGCCTATGCTGCCAAACGCCAAGCGCGGTGGCAATCGGTGCAGACCGCCGATTGGCTGACGATCAACGAGAAGCGTGAGGCAACAGGATATTCGCGCATTGAAACGCCTGACGCCGATGCCGTGATGACCAATCCGTCATTGGTCCCGCTTGGATCGGAACCAGATGCAAACGAAGATGAGGAAGGCAAGGAGGAAGAAGGGGAATTGAAAAAATGAAATACCGAACATTGCCGGAAGTTGTTTTTTGTAACAACATGCCAATCATCATGCACAACGTCCAAGAAAAACGGTGGATTGGTTGGCGGAATATCGCTAGGGTTCTGACTGTAGAGCAGGCCGAGGCGACGATCAAGGCGCTTGAGGAATCAAACAAAAAGAAAGGCTAGAACAACCAATGCAATGCACACGTTGCGGTTGGATGAACTACAAAGGCGACTGCCGTTGCATCGCATGCGGCAGCGCCTTCCCTGACCCATCACCAGAAAGGAACGCGAGGCAAAATGAGATTCACGAAACAGCAGCACCAAAACCGCCTCGCCGTTATCGAGAGGCTCGCCATCAACGCAAGAAACACACACAGGGCAATCCTGGTCGATATGCTCAGGTCAATGTCGAAGGATGGGAAGACTGACCCAGACGAGGCGAATCACAAGGCAAGAATCCGTCAGATGCTTTACCAAGCGAACATGTCGGCCATCACAGTAGGCCGTCAACTTGCCAAAGAAATGATGCGAACCATTGCGGCAAAAAGAAAACGCAAAGGCAAGAAACTGGACACAGAGGCAGAACGACTAGAGCGAGAGGCGGAACATGCACGCACACGTTCAAGCCGGCTGGTGACTCGCATCTATGAAGACGGACGCCGCAAGATTAGAAATGACCTGAGCGAACTGATGGCGTCGGATGAAGGTTTCACACTCAATCAAGCCATCGACAAACTTGGAGAGATATTCAACGCAAACACGAATGAACCGCTTTCAGGCTACGACATAGAGCGCATCGTCAGAACTGAAACGCATAGTGTTTTGGTAGAATCAGAGCATGACAACGTTGCGGCAGAGGCGGAAGAATTGGAAATGGAAATGGTGAAAATATGGATGGCGGCCAAGTTCTCTTTGCGCACACGCCCAACACATGTGGAAGCAGACGGCCAGCGCAGGGCGATGGATGAACTGTTTGACGTTGGGAATGCAAAACTTAGGTTCCCTGGGGATCAAGAGGCGGATGCACCAGGCGAGACCATCAATTGCTTTATTCCAGAAACAGAAGTTGAAGGTGCATTCATTGCCGGATCACGGGCATTCTATCAAGGGCCTGTTCGGACCTTGGTAACATCCAGGGGATACAAATTGACCGTGACCCCAAATCACCCGATATTGACCAGAAATGGATGGAAGCCTGCGCGAGCGATCAATCACGGCGAGTATCTTTTCAGTGACAGTCGCCACATTCATTCCTCCATGTTGGGGGACCCAAACAACCAAAACAGACCAACCAGCATCAAGGATGCGTTCGAGGCGATCCGGGCGAATGGAAGACGTATTCCTTGTGTGACCGCTGCTTTGGACTTCCACGGCGATGCGGTGCGCTTCAATGGCGATGTCGATGTTTATTGTCTCGAACCTGAATTGTTGAGAAACAACAATGCCGCGTGCCAACAAGGAAGCGGCGAGTTCGTTTTCCCATTTCCCAATTCTCAGCAATTTATTCATTGCAGTTTTTGCCCTTCTAGTTTTAACATCCAAGGAATCGACACGGCCACGCCTGGCCGCCTGGGCTGCGGAGACTTGACGGGCAACGGCAGCAGCCCCGGAGTCTTTGATGCGCTTCCATTTCACGCGCTCTGCATCGGACCTGCCGCGCAGTTCAACGCCTTTACTAAGCAAGAAGCGAGAGATCACGCCTCTGTCGAACCCGAGTTCTTCAGAGATTTGTTTCACGCTAGCGCCGGAAGTATAACGCCCGATCCAGTAGTCGGCATTTTGGATGATGATTTTTCTGGACATGTCTATGATCTCCAATCGGTGGGTGGGTGGCTATTATCACAGCACATTGTCGCAAGCAACTGCCGGTGCGTCCTGGCCTACGAACCAGCACCGCCAAAACAAAAGAAACGCAAGCCAAAATAATGCAGCACAATGGTTTATGTTTTTATGACACAAAAATATGAGCGACACATTGCGCGCTTGTTGCATTTTTCTTGAAGTGAGATTTGCCACGGCAGAATCGGCGGCATGAGCGACAAACTTTTGTCCGAACTTTTGGAAATCAAAATTGACGACAAGGAGCCAGGAACGTTCTCTGGCTATGGCAGCACGTTCGGAAACATTGATCGCGTCAACGATATTTGCATGATGGGGTGCTTCACCGAATCACTGAAACAGCACAACGCCAAGGGCACACTGCCCGCCATGCTTTGGATGCACGACCAAGCCGCCCCGATTGGGGAATGGACGGAAATGGTCGAAGATGGCAAGGGCCTGCGTGTAAAGGGAAAACTGTGGATCGGTCGAGGCATCCCAGAAGCCGAGAAGGCTTATGCTGTGCTGAAGTCCAACCAGGTCAAAGGTCTGAGCGTTGGCTATAAGACCATCAAATGGTCCTGGAACGCCGACAAGCAAGGCGTGCGGAATCTTGAGCAGTTGGAACTTGGTGAGGTTTCTGTTGTCGGTTTCAGTCCGGCGAATCCAAAGGCGCTGGTGCAATCAGTAAAGCGCGAAGACTCCACCGACAAAATCGTGGCCGATGCGTTGAAGTCCATTTTCCATGATGCGTTCAAGCATTTTGATGCGGGCCACAAACTGTATCTGTACGACTTGATGCAGAAGAAAACTATTCCCGACGGTCAAGGTGGCGTGTTGCCACTTTCTGACTTTCTGGGGCATTGAAGAAACCGCCGGGAATACCGGAAAGGGTATAACATGAGCGATCCCATCAACGTCTTGGCCGTCTTCGACGAGTTCAAGAAAACTCACAACGAAATGCTTGCCAGTAAAGCCGACGGCAAAGCGCTTGGCGAACTTGAAACCAAGTTGGCCAAGATCCAGTCTGACCTGGACAAGGCCGAAGCCGAAAACCAGAAGCGTGTCAACGAAATCAAGCTCGCGATGCAGCACACGCATCTGAACGGCGGCGATACCGGCGACAAAGAAAAAACGGAAACCAAGGCCAAGTTCCGCGAGTTCATGCGGAAGGGCGACGGCAAATCCGGCCACGCCACCTTGGACATCTACGAAAGTAAAGCGCTTTCGGTCAATGATGACACGTCCGGCGGTTACATGGTCCACGCCGACCTGTCTGGCCGCATCATCAAACGCGTGTTTGAAACTTCGCCCATCCGCGCCTGGGCCAGCATCCAGACCATCAGCACCGATGCCCTGGAAGGCATGCTTGATGCCAACCAAGCAGACTTTGGTTGGGTTGCTGAGGCCGCAGTTCGCCCCGTGACTGGCACGCCGAAGATTGGTATGTGGCGCATCCCAACCCACGAAATGTATGCCAACCCGCCCGTCACCCAGAAACTTCTTGATGATGCCGCGTGGGATGCTGAAGCATGGTTGTCCGAAAAGGTTGCCGACCGCTTCGCCCGTGGCGAAAACAACGCCTTCGTGCTCGGTGATGGCATCACCAAGCCCCGTGGGTTCCTGACCTATGATGGCGTTGCCGACGATGCTTCCATTGATTTTGTCAGTGGAACTTCTGTTGGGTTCATCAAGACCGGCGTCAATGATGCGTTCCCTGCCGTTCCTACCACTGGCGCACCGACTGCCCAGGGCAACCCGATTATCGACTTGGTTTATGCTCTCAAGTCTGTCTATCGTGAAACCCCCGGCACCGCCTTTGCAATGCACCGCACGACCTTTGCCGCCGTGCGCAAGTTGCAAGACGCGCTCGGCAACTACATCTGGCAGCCTGGTCTTGCCGGCCAACCCAGTACCTTGATGGGCTACCCTGTGGCAGAGTTCAACGACATGCCCCAACTCGGCGCGTCGAACAAGTATGCCATCGCGTTTGCCAACTGGAAAGCGGCATATCAGATCGTTGACCGCGTTGGCGTTCGCATCCTGCGCGACCCCTTCACCAGCAAGCCTCACATCTTGTTCTACACCACCAAGCGTACCGGTGGTGACCTGCTGAACAAGGAAGCCATCAAACTGCTGAAGTTCGCGGCCTGATCTACACAAACCCCCGCGCCATCCGCATGAGTGGCGCGGGGTTCTTTCACATGCGAGAGGAATCATCCAATGCCAAACCGTGAAGAAATCCACAATTGCGTCGAAAAACTGCTGGTCGAAACCACGACCGCAGCCGACGCCACTCCCGTTGCCTCTGCTTCCTTGGACTGCCAAGGATTCGACAGTGCGCATTTTGCCATTGCCATTGGTGCCACCCTGGGCGTCGCGCCCGGTGCTATGACTTACAAAGTCACCGAATCAGACGACAACAGCACATTCACCGATGCACCTGCTTCGTCTGTCGTGGATGACGGCGGCGCCCTGGCCGCGAATAAGGCCAAGCGTGTTGCCTACGTTGGCGCCAAGCGCTATGCCAAAATTGTTGTCACGCCAAAGGCCGCCGACGTGTTCACCGTCCTTGGGCATCTTGGCTATCCCAGCATCAAGCCGCCTGCAAATCCGGCCTGAACAGGTTCCGCCCTGCCGTGGCTTTCGTGGGTTCGTGTGCGCCCCGTCCTTTCTCCACGGCAGGGCGGGGCGTTTTTATGAAAGGATGCACGCATGTTTGGTGCAGCAGGCCCAATGACCCCACTGGCAGGTTGGACGGTTGCCCGTCCAGTCTTTTCCCGGCTTGAGGAAGTCACCGGGCCAGCAACACAACCTGTGACCCTTGCGGAAATCAAGGCGCATCTTCGCATCACACATGGCGAGGAAGACGCATATCTGACCGCTCTGATTCCAGTTGCAACGCGAATGGTTGAAAAATACCTTTCGCGCCGCATTGTTTCCCAGCAGGTTCGGGCATGGTTCGACATGTTGCCAGGGACAGGGAATGACGTGCCAGGTTTTGGGGCTGGCGTTCAGGCCGTGCCGATACGCTATGCCAATGTTGGAATGTTCCGCATGATCACTCTGCCGGGGCAACCGGTCAAGAGTTTTGAGGCGTTCAAATACTACACGCTTGACAATGTTTTGCAGACGTATGACGCCGCCAACTATCTGGTGGACTATCACGACCAAGACATGCCTGCCCGCGTTGTGCTGCAATACGGCGCGGTCTGGCCCGTGAACCTGCGCGTATCCCAAGCACTGGCGCTTGAGTACACGCTAGGCTATACAACGATCCCGGCAGACATTTCACACGCCGTGAAAATGGCCCTGGCCGCGATCTTCAGCAATCGTGGTGATGCAGCAGACATGCCGCTGGACATCATGCGCATGCCGGCGATTGCCGCACTTCTTGCCCCCTATCGCGTTCTGAGGGTTGGAACACTATGACGAAACGAGCCGGATCACAATTCATCTTGCAGGTGGAAAGCAGCCCCAACGTCTGGGAATCAATTCCAGGCGAACGTGTTAGCGGCTACACAATTGGGAATGAGTCAGTTGACACAACTGCGAAATCCCAAACAAGCCGGGAATTGTCTGCTTGTGGAGTCAAGACAGTCAGCATCACGGCGTCCGGTATCAAAAAAGATGACCTGAGCAAAACGTTGTGGAACTTCCTCAACCAATTGTTTTTCAGCGGATCAATTGCACGGTTTCAAGTGTTATCCGGTCTTGACCATAGAGTTGTCGGCTCCTATCTTGTTTCATCGTTCAACAGGACTGGTGAGTACAACGGGGCAGAACAATGGTCGTTGACGCTAGAGTCTGCCGATGTTGTTGTGCAAGAAACAGCACCGCCCATTCCGTTACCACCGCTTGCGCAATATCATGGATCGGTTATGTTTTCGGTTCGGCGTTTGGTTTTTCAATCGTCCTACTCCGGTCCTTGCTTGCGCCTTCGCAGATCTTCAGACAACGCAGAACTGGACATCCCATTTAACTCAGACGGATGGTTAGACGAAGCAGTGGCGACGGCTTTTGTTGGGGCTGGTGATGGTTTTGTAACGGCGTGGTATAACCAGACGCCACAATATGGGATTACCAAGTTTGTTCAACCTGACGCGACCAAACAGCCGAGGTTGATCACTTCCGGCGTGATCTATAAAGTCGGAGCAAGTCAGCGCCCTTGTCTTCGTTTTGATGGTACTCGTTGGCTTAGGACTGAAACACAGAACGTCTTGAAAGTGTTGGGCATCTTCGGAACTGTACACATGCAATGCGTGGAGTTCTTAGACGTCGGATATATGGACGAACAAGTGATTTTCGAGCAACACGAAAGCGGCGGCGGATACGGCGTCCAAATGCTCGCGCAAAGATACCGAACACATGAGGCAACAGAAGCGAGGGCTAGCGTCGGATGGATTTTCAGTTCCGCATACGTTAGCCATTATTATACACCATCCCCCCCGGTGGCGAACGTATTCGCGGCATATGGTGTCAATGCAAATACATCTAGCATCAAGATGTTCTATCGTGGGACCACCATTGGGGAAGGTGTTAGTAATATAACATATCCACCAGGGGCGACGCTTTTTCCGACGACCGACCCCGCTACCTATTCGAGAACATTCCACTCCTATATCGGGTGCAATCGGTTCCAAGCCAAAAACGTATCATTTGGACTTCAAGAGTTCATCGCTCAATCAGTGTCGTGGACAGATCAGCAAACGAGTGACATGTTGGCAAACGAACAAGGGGCTTTCCTATGAGCACGGCGCTTTTCATCAAACTTCTATCACAACCACTAGGTGAGGCGTTGGCACAATGCGCTTGGGCGCTTTCTAAGCCTCCGGCATATCAAACCCCGTCCGATATAACGAAAGACATCGGAACCGTGATTGCCCATCCCGACGGCGTACAATTCGCATGGGCGTTCTCTGATGATCTTTTGCTGATCCATGCCGAGGCCCAGGCGGAGGCGTTGGACCCTATCTTGATTCCGTTGAACATGGCAGGCTATATCTCGGCGGCGGATATTGTCGAAACACATGCAAAGATTGAAACAGCACGAGGCACGCAAAAAACAATCCTCGACATCATTCCTGCTCCGTTGTTGGCAAGCGTTCAGACTTTTGAGCAAATGAAGGCGGCGGGATGGTTCCCAGATCCGCCGGAGCAGCAACAATGAAAAACAAGACGCCAGAGTGGAGCGCTGGGGACTTTCGTTCTGTGCTGGATCTTCAAGTTGAAGACCGCACTTCGGACAACGCTGGCGGGTTCAACCATTCATTCCGCAGCATCGGCAAGGTCTTTGCCAATGCAATGCAGTCGTCTGGATCGGAACAGTTCAGCGATTCAATCGGCGCACGTCTGCTTTCTTTCAATGGCTATACATTCACAACGTGGTATCGCGCAGATATTGAAACAGTCAAGCGCGTTATCTTCGACGGCAAGATATTCAACATCCGTTCAACGTTCAACATTGACGACCGGCGCAAGTTCGTGTCGTTTTATGCAGAATGCGGGGTGGAAGTGTGAGCGTTCGAATTTCAGTCAAAGTCCCCACGACACTCAAGAACCTACCAAAAATGCTTGCCGTGCCGCTTCGTCGTGGGACGTTTGAGGGTACGATGATGATTCGCAAGGAAATGATTGCGAGCATGCAGGAAAACAAAACAGGCATGTGGTATGTGATACGAAAAGGGCCGTCAGGGAAAAGATACCTTGCCCCGTTGCGTGATGCCAATGTGAAGATGAACAAAAGAGGCACGAGGATTCTCAACAGAAAAGCAAGAAAAGCAACAAAGAAACGTGCAAAGGTTTCTAAGTTCAAGGGCGGGAAATTGCATGTGGCATCAGCACCAGGTCAAGCGCCTGCCGTGTTGTTTGGCGGATTGATTCGAGAAATCAAAACTGTCAAGGCAGAAAAGAAATCCGGTGACACTTTCCAAATGTCAACCATTGCGATTCATTCACCTTATGCCAATGCCTTGGAATATCAAATGAATCGTCCTTTCGTTCGGCCAGCGATTGCCAAATGCACGCCGGCAATCAAGGCAAGGATGATCGAATTGATTCGGCAAAAGTTGGGGGGCAAAGTATGAGTCTGCCAAGCATTGCGACGATGCTCACAACGCTGAGCGCCAGGGCCAAGGCAAATGCCGGCCTGCTGGCCCTGGTCGGTGGTGACGCTTCCAAGATCGCCAACTACCTGACACAAGATGCGGTCTTGCCGTGGGTCCGTTTTTCGATTCCATCCCTCAAGGAATGGGACACCAAGGACGACGACGGCGGTTTTGAGGGCGTGATCCAATTCGACTTCTGGACCGATCACAGGGGCGCGCTGGCCTGTTCACAGGCAGCGGATGCGGTCATGGCTATGGTTTCAACCGATGCCAGCATTCTTGGCCCTTTCGGGCTATACGTTCGCCACAGTGACTTTTCTGCCGACATCTCTGGGGACGGC